TTTATCTAGGACATACATAAATTTTCCTTTATTCCTGATATGCAGGATGAAAATTTTGCAGGTAACAGTTCAGGAGTGGCACTGGGATATAAACTGCTGGCACTGGAGCAGTTATCCGCACAGAAGGAAATGTACTTCAAAAAAGCATTGAACGAAAGATTGGAACTGATTTTGGATTATTTCAATTTGAATCTGGTACCGCTGGATATTCAGAAAATATTCACGAGAAATACTCCTGAGAACTTAGTTGAGCTTTCAAATGTAATAACAAATTTACACGGAGTTGTGTCACAGGAGAGCTTAATTTCCCTACTGCCTTTTATTGAGGATACCGAGGCAGAACTGAAAAAAATTGAAAAAGAAAATCAGACAGAACAGCCGATGGAGTATGAGGGACTAGCAGATGAACAATAAAGAATACTGGGAGAAAAGACAGCTTGCAAGAGAAGAACTGTCGTTTGACAGGGGAACTCAGGCATATGAAGAGTATGTGAAAATACTTAAGGAAAGCAACAAGGAGATAAATAATAAAATAGCACTTTTATATGCGAGATACCAGGGTGAGTTAAAAAAGTTAGGTATTGATAAAATTCAGGCCAATACATTACTCCGTGGTGCTGAATATAAGCAATGGCGATACGATATAGAAAAATATGTAAAGGAAATCGAAAAACTTAAAAAAACCAACCTAGTTGAATTTAGAAAGTTGTCAGTCGAACTTGAAACGTTGGCTTACAGAAGCCGTATCAGTCGACTGGACAGCCTGAAAGCCGGGATTGACTACGAACTTATACAGGCTGGGGAGAAAATCAATAATAAGGTGACGGACACACTAACAGAGGTGTATAAGGACACATACACATCACTTACAGAGGATTTACATTTTAAAAAAGGTGTAATCAGCAGCAGCGTAGTAAAGAAAGCACTGGAACAGGAATGGAGCGGAGCCAACTATTCAAGCAGAATATGGAGTAATACTGACAATTTGGCAAAAGCGATAAAAAATGAAGTGGTTATCGGTCTAAATAAAGGACTTAATTACAGGACTATGTCACAGAATATAGCCAAAAAATTTGAAACAAGCTATAAAAATGCTGAAAGGTTAGTGAGAACTGAGACTAATCACATTCAGAATCAGGCAACGCTTATGGGATATATGGATGCAGGAGTTGTTAAATATCAGTTTTTGGCGGTACTAGACAGTAGGACAAGCCACACATGTTCAGAGCTTAACGGGGAAGTGTTTAAGACGGAAGATGCGACTGAAGGGGAAAATTATCCACCAATGCATCCGCACTGCAGAAGTACCACAGTACCTTATGAATATGCTGATACAGTTAACGAAACACCAAAGGAGGAATTACAGAACGATGAAAGTGAAGGTGTTTTTGCGAGAAGTTCATTAAGTGAAGATGTAATGAATGTGCTTGAAAAAGAATTCGGTAAGCTAAATGGCAACGAGGTTATTCTGAGAGATGAAAGATTAGAACATATAAAAGAAAGACATCCTGAGGTAACTGAAATTATAGAGAATAATTTTAAGTCTATAATAGAAAAACCTCAGTATGTTTTAAAAGATAACAAATACGAAAATAGCGTATGGATTATAAGTAAGATAGATGGACTGAATGTGAATCTAGTAATAAAATTGAGTCTGAAAGATGTTGCTGAACATGAAAAGTTAAAAAGTTCCGTTATAACAGGATACGGTATGACTGATAAGCAATTGAAAAGATATTTGAAAAAAATGGATGATCTATTGACAAAATAAAGAAAATGGGGTATCATACTTATATAAGCGTAAGGATAGAGAGTTTGTTCGTCTATCGCCAATACGAGTTTGTATAAGGAGATGTGGGGACAGGAACACCTGCTACGTTTATTATATGCATAATAACAAAACAAAATAATAATTCAGGAGCAGTTTAACGACTGCTCTTTTTTAATTGTCGTACTGATGGACATTAAACATCTGGACACAGAAAATAATAGTCGACAGACTTTAAATGGGAGGGACAGTTATGTCAGAAATCACATTTACACAGGAACAGGTAGATGAAATGATTAAAGAAAGAATTGCGAGAGAAAGAAAGAAATTTGAAAGTGAGAAAAAAGAGCTGGAACGAAAGCACGGAGAAACAATTGAAGATTATGAGGCCAGAATTAATAATGCCAATCTTACTGCAGAAGAGAAGTATAATAAGAGCCTTGCTGAACTTCAAAAACAGCTTGATAATTCAAATTCGGAGCTTGCAACTATGAAAACTAATGAATTGAAAAAAGTGGTATTAGGGAAATATAAAATTCCTGACAGTTTCCTAGGAAGTATTTCCGGGAATACAGAAGAAGAAATTGAAAATAACGTGAAATCTTTTTCCGAGAGCCTATCCAGCTACCTCAAAACACAGAGCGGGGGAGTACCGAACAGTCTGAATGGCGGAAGTAACGGAGAAGAAAATAAAAAAGATACAGGACTTGAAGCATTTGACAAGGCTTTCAGTTCTTTTTAATTTAAAAAAGGAGATGATTAAAATATGGCAATGGTTTACACACAGATTTTTGCGGATAAAATTGATGAAAGATTTACAAGTAATGCGGTATCGCAGAAAATAGTAAATAATGATTACAGCTTTGTAGGAGCTAAAACTGTAAAGGTGACATCAATTAATACAGTTGACAATAAGGATTATAACAGAAACACAGGTTATGGGAATGCAGATGTCCTAGAAAATTCAGTTCAGGAAATGACACTGACTAAGGACAGGGGGTTCAAGATACTGCTGGATAAAATGGATGAGGATGAGACAAAAATTAAGGCAGGGGAAGTGCTGGCAAGACAGTTGAGGGAGAGAGTAATTCCTGAGATTGAGAAGTACAGATTTGAAACAATTCTTAAGACCTGCGATACAAAATCACAGATAGTAACAGGACTTGCAGCTAACAACGCATATAATAAATTCCTGGAAGCACAGGAGAAATTAAATGATGCGAACATACCTCAGAATAGAATTGCTTATGTTACTCCTGAATTTTTAACAAAACTGAAAAAGGACGAGAACTTCGTCAAGGCATCAGATATCGGGCAGAACATAAAAATAAACGGGCTAGTAGGAATGGTTGACGGAGTGCCGATAGTAAGGGTCACTAAAAAATGGATGGAGATTAAAACAGGAGTAGGTGGAGCTACAACTAAAAATTACGGCTGTTTAGTCGGACATAATTCAGCAACGGTTGCTCCTGTGAAACTGGCTGAATACAGGGTAGTTACAGATTCTGAGAATTACTCAGGAACTTTATTTTTAGGTAGATTTTACTACGACTGTTTCATTCTGAATAACAAAGTAAAAGGTCTAGTTGCAATTGAAGCGTAGGTAAAGTATGGTTAAATGCCATACTTTTTCTATTTTGAAAAGGTGGTAGAATTGACTGAATTAATTGATAAAATTTACGAAAAAATAAAAGCTGTTTCTGACGTAAGCTTAAATGAACAGAAGACTAAGTTTATCATCGAAAGTGTCATCCAGGACAGTGTTAACTATATGAACCGTGAAGACTTTCCGGAAGAACTGATATCCCCTACGGCTGTATATATCCATAAATACAACTTTGATAAGAACAGGAATATAAAATCCATGAAAAGTGGTGAGAGGCAGGTCGAGTTTGTCACGGGCTTAAACGGTGATGCTGAATTCAGAAAAAGTTTGAACCGTTTCAGAAAACTCGGAGTTGTGAAATAAGGAGGTATGAAATGCTGAACGAGTTTTTTAATACCGATACAATAGTAGAGGTCAAAAGAAGTATAAAATCAAAAGATGAAAACGGGCTGACAGATCAGGATTGGAAAGTTATATACACCAATATTAAATGCCAGTTAAGTGTGGGGATTTTAAGAGCTACTGAAACTGGAATTATAAACAGTTCTAGAAATACATATAAAATCCTGGTCAGTAATGATGCCGACATAAAACAGAATGATATTTTATTAGTAAATAAAGGCGGTATAGAATATAAATTTAAAGCCGGTAAACCAGTAAAATATACTGATTTTTTGGAACATCAGGAGATAGCAGTGGAGGAAGTGGACAGAAATGAATCTTAGTGGTGACTGGGAAAAACTTGCGAAAAAATTAGAAAAACTGCACACTGATACTCCACAGAAAGTAGAAATGACACTCAAACAGGTTGCTGAGCAGACAATAAAAGAAGTAAAAGAAGAAACGCCTGCGGATACAGGGCAATTAAGAATGGGCTGGCACAGGGAAAATGGCGGAAGTTTTAAACAGATAATTTACAACAATGTGGAGTATGTGAACCATGTTGAATATGGACACAGAGCAGTGTATTTTGGTAAAGATACAGGTGAAGTAGTACCTGGTGTGTTTATGTTAAAGAAAACAATGGACAGAATAGAGCCTGTATTTAAAGATGAAATAGGCTCAACAATAAAAGCGGAGTTTGATAAATAATGAGATTTATGGATTTTATAAAATCATTAAGCCGTAAAATAGACAGTTTTACGGGCAAGGAAGCCGGGATTGATAATATTAATAAATTAACAAGACCGGCATATTTTATTCAGATTATTGACTATAAAAAAGAGTTTTTTGCAAATAACAGGGAAAGAATACATGTAAGTATTGATATTGTCTACATTCCCGAAAATATCGAAAAAAACAAAGCGGAAATATATGACGCACTTGATAATCTGAATGATATGTTTAATGTTAAAGGTAATAAGATTTTAAAAGTCAAGAATAGAAATCTGACTTTAAAAAATGAGAGCACGAAAGTGGTGGATGGGCTAGGACATTATATTTTTGATTTGGATTTATTCGACGTGTACGGGGAAATACCGAAACAAAATACGGTGAACGGCCTGAAATTAAAATTTAAATAAAACAGGAGAGTGATAAAATGGCAAAGGTCGGACAGATTAATGCAAGTCCAAGCATTAGCATTGAATTCAAGACACTGGCAACGACAGCTATTCAAAGAAGTGAGAGAGGAACTGTATGCCTGATTCTGAAGGATAAAAAAGCCACTGGGAAGTGGTACAGTTTCAAGACAATAGCGGATGTTGAAGCTAAAAGCTGGGATGCAGAAAGCATGAAATACATCAGCTTGGCTATGCACTATGGAGCATTTAAAGTACTGGTCAGAGTTGTGCAGAACGACGAAGGCATGGATAAAGTGCTGAAGGATTTAGAAATGAGAAAATTCAACTGGCTGGCTTACCCGCAGGCGATAGAAACGGAAGACCAGACGATTGTGAACTGGGTGAAACAGCAGTTCGGGATTACCGGGCCAATCGGAAAAACAGTCAAATATGTGTCAAGCTATGCGAACAGGTCGGATCATGTGGCTATTGTGGAACTTGGGAATGGCGGGACATATAAATCTATTTACGGGGATTTTACGGCACAGGAATACACGGTGGCTATAGCAGGGCTTATTGCAGGAATGCCGTTAAACCGTAGTGCTGATAATCATGTCATGAACGACTTGAAAGAAGTTGAAGACTATGAACCTAAAGTTGGTAAATTCAGCTTATATACTGAAGAAGACATGGTCAGGGTAAATTATGGAGTCAACTCTAAAACTACGTTCGACAGCACATGGAAAAAAGACACTAGAAAAATCAAAGTCGTTGAAGGAATGTGCTTTATTGTAGATGATATAAGGGATACGTTCAAGAAATACTGGATTGGAAACTATATCAACGATTACGACAATAAAATGAATTTCTGTTCAAACGTAACAAAAGTATATTTTAAAGAAATGTCGCCAAATGTACTGAACGGGGATTATGACAATAAAGTGGAAATAGATTTTGAAGCTCAGAAAAGAGCGGTTATAGCGGATGGACTGGATGCAGATACCATGACTGAGCTGGAGATACTGCAATACACTACCGGGGATGATGTATATCTGACAGGTGATGTGAGATTTGCTGACACTATGGCATCGCTTAGCCTGTCAATGTTAATGTAATAATAAAAAGGAGCTGATAAAATGTCAGAAAATATAAGAGGAAACAGAACCATAACAGGAGCTTACGGAGAGTTGTGGCTTGATAATGAAAAAGTGGCTGAACTGAAATCAATAGAAGCTAAAATTTCGGCTGAAAGAGCGGATGTCCAGCTGGGTCTTTCAATTGACAGTAAGATTACAGGGTTAAAAGGGGAAGGTACCCTGACAATCTTTAAAGTCTACACAAG